GTACCTCAGGCCCGCAGAAGTCGTAGGGGCAGTCAAAGCACCTGCCGTTGCACGCGGACATGGGACACCTCCGAAGGTGAGTAAGTAGGAATGAAAGAAGCCGCCCTCAGGGGGGCGGCAGTGGTGGTGTGCCTGACCGGATTCGAACCGGCGTCGCCTCCGGGAAGGGAGGAGTCCTAGCCGCTAGACGACAGGCACCGTGCTTCGCTCCCCTGATCAGGGGCAGTTTCAGCACCTACGGGCGCTACCCGTATGGCTCCCAGACCTGGACTCGAACCAGGGACAACACGGCTTAACAGGCCGCTGCTCTGCCGACTGAGCTATCGGGGATGGATTCACCCACGGTCTTCGCCGTAGGTCTTGGTGTGGTGTCAGGGGCCGTCCCTCGCTCAGCCCTGGCGTAGATGCGGGGTCCCTTGCGCGCCCGCAGCATGAAGACATGACTGACGTGCTGCTCTACTCGACGGACACCGTTCCCGCCTGCCACATCACGGGGAGTTGGGGCGTGTACTGGGTGAAGAGCTCCAGCCCTCTGAACGAGGTGCTGAAAGAGGTCAGGGACGGAGTTGCCGAGTTGGGAGCCGAAGCAGTGGTCGGACTGCGGATTGAGCCGATCTCGTTCGTTAGCGGGGGCAATGTCGGGGTGGGAACCATTGTCGGATACCTGGTGTACGGAAACCCCGTCACTTACGAGGGCGGGGCCTGACTCAGCGGCCCTCGCTGTACGTCTTGTGCTTGTGGCACGTCTTGCAGAGAACCCACAGGTTGTCTGGCTCCCAGGAGCCACCGCGGGCTACCGGAACGATGTGGTCAACCTCCAGCTCTTTGTGCGATCCGCACTGCTGGCAAGTGAACCGATCTCGAACAAGTATTCGAGAGCGACGCTTCGACCAATCCCTCGGCCTCGAAGCATTTCGAGCACTTGTTCTATTCCAGCTCTTCCGAGTCTGGTGGTCGAGGCATCGGCCGTCCCTGGCCGAGGGGACCAAACAGCCTGTGTTCAGGCAGATGCTTTTGGCTCTCGGCATGGTCTCTCCTGTGGTCTGTGGCCCCGGCCGGGTACTGGTCTGGCGGCCGGGGCCGTGCCCTGGATGCCTAGTCAGGAGCCTGGACTCAACCGACGGATCAACAGGGAAAACTGGTACAGATGAGACTTAGTTAGTACTTGAAAGTATGACAGTCAGGGAGTTAGGCAAGGTTCCTTAAGAACTCGTTAAGACACTCACTAGTTCTTCACAACTTGTACTCATCTGTGATGTTCGCTCGCTCGTTTCACTCGCTCTCTCACTAAGGATGTCGGTGTCAAAGCCGTTGGTCTGGGACAGAGTTGACCTCAAGTGAGGCCCAGGTCACACCGTCACAGACTCAAGATCCAGCCATCACAGAGTCAAGCCATTGCAGGCTCGTACACCGAAGGAACTTGATTTCGTGACAACCCGTCGGTACCTTGGATGAAACTTCGAGAGGACCGCCCGCCGTGACTAAGCTGCCGGACAACGAGACCCTGAGACGTTATTTCCGTGAAGGTCTGACCGATAAGGAAATTGCCCAGGCTTTCGGCTGCTCGGTCCAGGCGGTCAATATGCGGTTTACGCAAATCGGACTTGAGCGAAAGCCATTCGCTAATGTGGCTGCCGCCATTCTTGAGGCTGCTTGGCCACGGGATGAATTCGATCGGAGTAAGTTCAGCCGCTTCAACCGCGTGCGCGACCTCTCGTCGTTCATACGGAGTCGTCTCGGGGACCCAACGCTGACGGAAAAGCAGCTGCACCGGGCCGAGCGCTTCGCAGCTAACCTTGAACTGAACGGCCTCATCCTGACGCTCGACTGGAGCCAAGAGAACCCGTGGGTGTTCGCGCCCAGGGAGCCGTCAGATGGCAGACTAGTCATCCGCTGGCCCGAGGGCCGAGAGCTGCCCAAGGGCCCCCACCTGGAGGCGATCTCGCTTCCTCCCGCTGCGACTGGCGCGGGGATAGATGCCTGATTTGACTCTAAACCGGACAATCTAGAGCCTTCCACGGACCTCCGTGGGGGGCTCTCTGTGTTTCCTTTGCCATCTCTTTACCTTAGTTACTACAACCAATTGGGGAGTCCACTTCCTGGAAAGTCGAGTATTGCCGTCACGCGATCAAGCTGTATTGTGAAAGCAGGGGGGAAGGGCTTCTTCCGCTTACGGATCTGTGACTCGGTCGGTGGACAGATGAACAAAACGCGCACGTGGCTGGGTGAGATCTCTCGGGGGCAGGCGGACACCACAGTCCGTCAACACACCTGGGATGCTCAGACAGTTGAGGTGCGAGCGGACTACGACACCTTGGGGGTGCTGGTCCTCTACACACAGGGAGTGGTGGGCGACTGGGTGGACCTGGTCATCTCGGATCTGTCCCTTGACTCACTCACTGGACCTCGGATTCACGACCTGGAACGTGAACTTGGGGCTCGTGTCTCCGCGTTGGAGATCGCACGGACCACTTATGGCCGTGGCCACGCCGAGATCCCCGGCAGCAGCGCGTTCACCGTCATCAGACTGAGCAACCTAGGAGGCATTGCGCATTGAGTGTTGAGAATCAGCCGCGGTCGGTCTCACAGACAGAGCAGTACGAGAAGTGCGCATGGCGCTGGTACCTCCAGCGGGTAGAGCGTGTACAGCCCAGACCGGCCGCGTGGAGCTTCCATGGGACGGCCTTCCACTCCGCCGCAGAGGCGTTCGAGAGGTCGTCTCGTACGTTGGAGGCCGATGAGGTCACGGACCTCTTCCACGAGCAGTACACGGACATGGTGAACAAGGCCCTGGAGCTGGAGCCCAACACGGACAAGTGGTTGGCCGCAGGGCGCTACACGGGCGGCGAGGACATCGAGCGCCGCTACGTCCTGGGGATGGACCAGACAGCGGCCTACGTCGAGTGGAGCAAGGTCAATCGGCCGGCACTCTGGACGGAGCCGAACAAGGGAGGGCCGGCACTTGAGTTGTCCTTCATGGTCGAGCTGGGCGGCATCAAGGTGCGCGGCTTCATCGACCAGGCCCTCGAAGAGGATGAGGTCGAGGGCGAGGAGGACGAGGTCAGGGTCCGGGACCTGAAGACCGGCACCATGAAGTCCAAGTTCCAGCTTCAGACGTACGCCGTGGCGATGCGTCAGCAGTGGGGCGTGAAGGTCAAGCGCGCTGACTGGTACCTCGCCAAGACGGGCAAGCTGTCCCGGCCTGTGAAGGTGGACCAGGTGAGCGAGGACGAGATCGGTCAGAGGTTCGCGGACATGGACGCAGGCGTGAAGCGTGGGGACTTTCCCGCTAACCCCGGCTTCGATTGCAACTTCTGTGATGTATCGCACGGGTGCATATTTTTTTCATCCAAAACTTGAATCCGTGACGAAGGTGATCTAGCTTGGGATTAGAGGAAAGGAAAGAATATTTACAGCCTTGCGCAATCAGTGTTGGTCAAGGGGGCGGCAGGGGAGCCGCTCCCTTCGCCGTTCAAGGGCCTGGCCGCTCATGAAGTCGAGTTCCGCCGTGGTGAGTTCTCGCTCATCGCTGCCGGCCCCGGTACGGGCAAGAGCCTGTTCGCCCTGAACCTGGCACTGTTCGGTGGCATCCCGGTCATGTACTTCAGTGCGGACTCCAACGCTGCAACCCAACTCACCCGAGCCACGGCCATCCTGACGGGCGACAACGTGCGGGATGTGAAGCGGAAGCTCCTAGCCGACGAGTTCGACGAGTACATGGGGTACCTGAACAAGCGTTGGTGGATTCGGTTCGACTACGACGCCAGGCCCACTCTGAAGGACATCGAATCGAGGCTCAGGGCCTACTTCGAGGTGTTCGGGATGTTCCCGCACCTGATCGTGGTGGACAACATCACGAACGTGGCGGGGGATAACCCGGCCGGTGACGCGGAGAGCTTCACGTTCGGCCTGGAAGCCATGTGTGAGTACATGTCAGAAATGGCCCGCTACACGGGCGCTCATGTGCTCTCGCTCCACCATGTCACGGGGGAGCACAGTGACGGTCTCAACCCCATCCCGTTGTCGGGGGTGAAGGGCAAGATCGGCCGAGTCCCGAACGTCATCCTGACGCTCTTCAAGGAGATCGATGGCATGGACGGGCGCATAATTCACGCCAGTCCCGTCAAGAATCGTGAGGGCTTCGAGGACTCCAGCGGGCAGACGTACAGCTCGTACGAGTTCAACTCGACGAACATGCGGCTCACGGACATCGCCAACACCCTGTAAGTGAGATAGGCCACAGCTCAAATGGATCTCAGAACTTGAATCCGTGACGGGGTCGGCCTATATTGGAAATAGGAAAGGGGCGGGGAAATGAACGGAACTTGCGGGTACAGCCTTCAGAGGGAAATCGTGGATGTCCTTCTGGATGAGAACCCTGAAATCTCAGGCAATGAGATTCGAAATGCTGGTGGGGGTGTTGTCGCTCTCGTCCTCTCGGTTGAGAAGCCGAAGCGAATGCGTCTCTACCGTCTGGCCAAGGAACTGAAGTTCCACTCTCGCCACAGTGCCGCTCAGGTGGTCGCAGTGACGATGCCTACGGCAGGCGGGCCGGCATGGGAAGTTCTGCCCCTCTCGTACCTCCAGGCGCTTGCCGACGAGGCAGCAGACCTCAAGAGCCAGCACAGGCTTGAGGCGGCC